AGAGGATTAGTACGGTGGCAACGACTAGACGGCAGAAAGTTCGCGCTGTGAAAGATGAAGAGAACAGACGCGCATTAAGCATTAGGGGTAAGGCCGAATACATCTTTGATTTAATTGATCAAATCGGCGAACTTAACCCATCAGAAGACGAGCACTTCGCAGCTAAGGTACAGCAGAAGAAGACACAGGCTGAACTACGGCTCAAGATGCTCGCTAAGACGCTACCTGACCTCAAGCAAGTCGATGCTGACTTAACAAGTAGCGATGGTTCCATGACTCCACCAATGGTGATTGAACTTGTCGCAAAAGGTCTCGATTGAACTACCGCCTAAACTAGCCAGCCTTTTTACAGGCGAGGCTAGATACCGTTGCTCATACGGTGGCCGAGGGAGCGCTAAGACTCGCTCATTCGCTCTAATGACTGCCGTATGGGGTATGCGTTGGGGCGTAGCTGGTAAGCAAGGGCAGATCCTGTGCGCTCGTGAACACCTCAACTCACTCGATGAATCCTCTATGGAAGAGGTGAAGTCAGCTATCCGCTCAGTTCCTTGCCTCATGGATTACTACGAGATAGGCGAGCGATACATTCGTAGCCGAGACGGTAGAATCACATACGTCTTTGCCGGCCTACGCAGGAACCTCGATAGCATTAAGTCCAAGGCCCGTATTCTACTGTGCTGGGTCGATGAGGCTGAGACTGTTACTGAGACGGCTTGGCAGAAGCTTATCCCTACAGTGCGAGAGGACGACTCTGAGATATGGGTAACGTGGAACCCTGAGAACAAGCACTCTGCTACGCACCATCGATTCCGGGTAGCAGAGCCTGAGCAGTGCAAGATCATAGAAATGAACTGGCGGGATAATCCGTGGTTCCCCCATGTGCTAGAACAAGAGCGTCAGGAAGACCTCAAGAAGCGGCCGGATGTCTACGATCATATCTGGGAGGGTGACTTTAGGATCTTCTCAGAGGGCGCGTACTACACGCAGGAGATGGCTAACGCCTTACACGAGAACCGTATCGATCGTGTGCCATACGAGCGGTCAGTAGGTGTAGTGACGGCATGGGACTTAGGTGTAGGTGATTCTACCTCTATTTGGTTTGCTCAGTTTGTCGGTCCAGAAGTGAGACTGATCGATTACTACGAGAATGCGGGAGTGGGGTTAGATCACTACGCACGGATACTGCAAGAGAAGGGTTACATTTACGAGCAGCACATCCTTCCACATGATGTCCGTGTCAGGGAGCTAGGTAGTGGCCGGTCGAGACTAGAGGTTTTGGATAACTTAGGCGTACGCCCGGTACAAATTGCACCACAGCTTAATGTAGACGATGGCATACAAGCGGTCAGGTCTATGCTTGATCTATGCTACTTCGATAAGGACAAATGCGAGAAGGGCATCGATTGCCTCAGGCAGTATAGGCGTCAGTACAACGAGACGATGATGGTTTGGAATGAGCGGCCGTTACACGACTGGACATCACACTGCGCGGATGCCTTCCGCTACCTCGCAATTGGCTACAGAAAGACCTCGAATTGGGGTGAGCCGTTGCGGCGGAATTTACAGGGCATTGTCTGATATAATCGGGCTTCCATACTGGAGGCTCTATGGCAATTGGCACACGCTTACGCGGCATTCTTGATGAACTCATAGCTACTGGTTACCCTGATCAGGTGGCTGAGCGTATTGCTTCTGGCGACCTTCCGATGGATACGGCCTCTCGTATGCAGCGTGCTGAGGCTATGGGCTTCGATCCTTTAAATGTTGCTTATCACGGTACGAGAGCTGACGTTGCAGAGTTTGAGCCTAGCGTGCGCGGCAAAATGGGGCCGGGGATTTACACGTCACCATCCCCTGTTGTTGCAGGCAGTTACTCTACGCCCGGACATCGCATACCACGTAGTGGCGTTTATGAAGATCGCGGACTTCTTGATGAAGAGCTGTTGGTAAGCGAAGGCGCAAATGTGATGCCCTTGTTGTTGCGTGGCGATAGGATGGAGCGGTTTGAAGCACTAAAGCAGAACCCTGACATACCAATTGCCATGCTATCTGAGCCCACAACAGAGGGCGCTAGTGAGCTTGCTACAAGATTACAACGAGAGGGCATTACCGGCCTTGAGATACAAGGTCGTGGTTCCGACGGTATGCGCTCGTATAATGTTCGTGAGCAAAATACATTCGATCCTAGAGACGTTCGCTCCCTGTTCGCCGCATTCGACCCTGAGTACACAGGCTCTAATATACTTGGGTTTCAAGGCGGGTCACAATCACCATCACTTCTAAATGCTGCAACTCAATCCGCGGTAGGCGCGGCATCAATGGCAGCCCCTGAGACGCCAGAGAGCGCGCTGTACGAAGGCTTAACAGACAAAATGGTCGATTACCTTACTGAGCAAATGGGTGGCTCAGAAGAGGATAGAGAGCGCGCTGAGTATATATCGATGGGGATGGACTTCTTGCCATTTATCGGTGCTGCGAAAGGCGTATCTGAAACCTTTGATGCGTATAAGAACGACGATACGCTCGGCATGGCTCTTGGTGCCGGAGGTATACTTGCCGGGATGATTCCGTTTGGTCGAGGTGCATACAAAAGTGCAGTAGGCATTGCCGAAGAAGCGCCATTAAGAGACATAGACAAGCGCTTCAGCTATCAGCCAATGGATGGTGGTAATCAGCGAAAATTTGATATGGCGCGCGGTCAGTCGCTGGATTTCAATGTAGAAAATAGACCCCTAAATATACAGTCAGACAATCTTTCGTTAGCTGATTTTGAAGGTCGACCATACATATTCACGCAGTCAGACAGGTCGAGAGCGGGCGGCATTCTCACAAGAGTAGGCGGTCAAGATATAGAGCCAATCGATCTTCGTGGTGGCCGGGACTTTATGTTTGACGCGCCTAGCGAGGGCATGGTCTGGGCGTCAGCTCCAGATGTTGTTGGGAAGCTGGACTCAACGGCGCAAAAGCTTGCAAAAGAGTACGGCCAAGACCCATTGTTGCTTCCATATTCAATGCAACCTACGGGAATAGATTTCAGTACGTTTCCTGTGGATGCCATGATTAACACGGCACGCAGTGGCATGTCCAAAACGAACATTAAAAAACTTGATAGTAAAATTAAAAAAATCTTGCCGGATTGGCAGGGAGTGGCTAGTCCCGACTCTAATTATGCGTTTAGAACCGCTACAGGAGATCAGCGTAAAGCCATCATGCGATTAATCGATTCGGATTTTAAAGACGTGCCCGGAGGCATGTCGGCGGCTGAAGCTCGTGTGGTTACCTCTGATCCCGCTCAATACACGACATCAGGCGGCATGGTTACAAATGTTGGTTTGCTAGATACATCTAAACCTATTTATGCCGATAGCGGGCATCCTACTTATATTGCCGGGCTTGCTGGCGAGGGTTTAGGCAGGCTTGAGAATCCAGTCACAATCATGCCTCAATCTCGATTGCGCGGTAGAAATATTAGTGACACTCCAACTGACGCTGAGCTAGGTGCGGCAATGAGGTCTATGTCTATGAACCCTGCGGCGCAGATTGGGTTGATCGATGAAGAATTCTTGCGCGCATACTACAAGTAAAGCGGTGATATAATATGGCGACACCGAGAAAAGGTAAGGCACGAGTAAAAACCACGGCGTCTGGCAGAAAGGTTTCATATGGGCAGAAGGGCGCTAAGGTAAAGCCGGGGACAAGCAAGGGCGATTCATATTGCGCGCGCTCATTAGGTATAAAGAAGCGGCTGCCTAAGAGCAAGCAGAGCGACCCTAACACCCCTAACAACCTATCGAGAAAACGCTGGAAATGCTCCGGCGCAAAATCAAGGAGGAAGTGATGCCGACAGTAGGGAAGAAAAAATTTGCTTACACAGCAAAGGGCATGAAGAAAGCCAAAGCCGAAGCTAAGAAATCAGGTAAGGCCGTAAAAAAACGAGGCAAAAGTTATGCCAAGTAAGAAGAAGGGCCTGTACGACAACATCCACGCTAAGCGTAAGCGCATTAAGGCCGGCAGTGGTGAGAAGATGCGGAAGGCCGGCGAGAAGGGCACACCTACAGCTAAGCAGTTTAAAAAAGCAGCCAAGACGGCTAAGAAGCGTAAGTAATGGCACTGACTAATCACACAGAGCTGAAAAGCTCTATTGCTGACTTCCTTAACCGTGATGATTTAACTTCGGTAATACCGACGTTTATTGCGCTAGCAGAGGCGCAAATCAATCGAGACGTACGGCATTGGAAGATGGAGAAGCGGGTCACAGGCGCCCTAGACAGCGAATACTCGCAGTTGCCCACTGACTGGCTTGAGACGATTCAAGTACACGTCGTTGGAGGTGGCACGTACCCTTT